ACATAACAAATCATACAGGTCATGGTTATAATTTAGCTTCAGGTGGTACAGAAACATATTCTTCAGCCAACCTGGATTTAGTACTAGAACAGGTTAAAGACCTTGATTATGTATTTATACTGAGTGATAAATACGGTATTGCTGATTATGATTCAACAGCAGTGGGTAAGATGTTAGCCCACTTGCAGGATGAGGCTAAGTATCTGAAATTTATGTTTTACGGTGCTGGTCAGGATGATCTGGAATTTGCACAATCAAGTGATTCATCTAAGGTGGTTGCTGAATACTTTAATGCCACTCAGGGGATAGTTGTTCACGGAGGCGTTAAGAAAGTTTCACAAGCTGATCCGACAGGCTTCCGTGTGTGGGATGCCCAGTTGCACGCAGCTTACCTATTAGGACGTCTGTGTGGGCTAGCTCCCCAGATACCGCTGACTAATAAATCAGTGGGCGTTGAAGGGTTGGTTCATAATCTGACTCAGTTACAGAAGGAACAGGCACTGGATGCTGGTATAATGACCACTTATTTCGATACGGACTTTAATGATTTTGTCTGCCTGAAAGGGGTTAACTCACTTCAAAACAATGCCAATCTGATTAATCCTGATGGTACATCATTTTCAACTCAGGTAATGCGCATAGTGGGTCAGATCAATCACGATATAGTTGTCAATGCTAAAATACAACTACTGGGTCAACCTAACGGTGTAAATCGTAACACTTTGAGTGCTAATTACGTTAAGAACTGGACAATAGCCTTCTTACAAACTAAGGTGGCTACAGCCTCACAGGATAACCTGATTATATCGTTCCCGGGTGAATACATTACAGTCACTTTGAAACAGGATACTTACTGGGTCAGTTATGCAATAGTTATCAACAATGAGATTGATAAACTGTTCTTTACAGGATTTTTGGTAGAGTAAATATAAAAAATTAATATAATGGGACAGCAATTAACACTCACTGCACCAAAGGCAGTGATAAAAATAAATGGTTATGCTAGTGGTTTTATGCGTAACGTCCGTGTGACAGAGAATATCCAGCGTGGTGAAGTGAAAGGTATCAGCAACCTGACGTTGCAGGAAGTGCCTGCTACGGGTTACACCTGCCAGTTGACGGCTGACTTCTTTTTCATCTCATTGAAGCGTCCTGAAGTGCAGGCAATGATTAACCGGGCAGGTTCGGTACAGGACTTTCTTAACACCCTGATACTGGGAGAACAGCCCTGCCAGGTACACATGTACAAGAAGCTCAAGCTTACTGAGACGAACAACGTGGTCACATCAGTTGATAACGAAGGGGAGACTGTGGCTGTAATTCAGGACTTTTTCCCTGACAGCCAGTCATTCGATATCACAGAGGGTCAAATCAGTGGAACTAATATTACTGGACGTTACTTAACACCAGTAGTTTTCAATAATTCATAAACATTAAAATAAATTTGCTGTGACAGAACTAAAGTTTGAAGTTAAAGGTAACACTTATACTATCAAAGTCCCCACACCAGGGGATATGATAGATGTCGAACGTATGAAGATGGTATTATCTTCAGGTTATTACAACGAGATGATGCGTACTTCAACAATATCTGCTCAGGAGTCTCTGATGGTGATAGACATCCAGTCACATTTTTCGGTTCAATGTCCTGAACTGATGAAGGATTTAAAATGTGAGGATGTCCGTAAGATGGCTGCTGAAGACTACCAGGCATTGAAAACTGCTTATACTAAGGAGTTTGTGCCGTGGTGGAATAGTTGGTTAAAATTGTTTCGGGGTGAAGATGAAAAATAGGGTATGCCTGTGGTATCTAATGTTAAGAAGGCTGTCTTTGTTCCGAACAAAACGCCTCTTAAAGATGACATAACAAGTTTTATATATAAGTGGAATGCAACGTACCCTATTGATCGTTGGTGGCGGGAAAGGCACAAAATAGCTTTCAATTCACCTGAGCATAGGGTCGTTTCGTTTTTAGATATTTATGTTGAATGGCAGGAAGAACAGTTGTATATTAAAGCTCGTGAGGCAAGTCAGAAACAGGAAGATTATAAACGGGGTGACTGGTTACAGGAACGTGCGGTTGATAAACAACGGGAGATTGATGAATTCGAAAATATTGATTTGAGCAAGTTTGATGACAAGGAAATAAAAAAGTAAGCAATGGCTGATGAAGCGAGCATACGAATGACAGTGGACAGTTCTCCTGCGGAACAGGCAAACCAAAAGTATGTCCGTGCAGCTACAGAGACGTTCAACATTCTTAAACAAAAGTCAATTGAACTTGGTATAAGTGAAAAGCAACGTATCCAGTGGATGGAACGTGAAGTTGAATTGATGAAGGAACGTTCCCGGTTGAGTACTGCTGAAACTGTTAATCGTCTGTATGAAGATCCAAAGTTATCAGGTAAAGATCGTGGACGTCTTGTTAGAGAAACTCGTGTTGAAGGGCGTGAAGATGTCGAAGAACTCAAACAACTCAATAAGCAGGTAAAAGCTCAAAGGGATGATCAAAAGACTGCTGAACAGAAGGCTGATCGGTTAGGGCAGACTTTTAGTAGATTTTTACCTCAATTGTTTTCTGCTGAAACAGCTGGAGGAGTAGCATCAGCAGGGACTGGACTTTTAGCTGGATTAGGAGTGGCAGGTTTGCTGGCAGGGATTGTTGTGTCTAAAGGTTTGCGGGGAGCTGCTGAATTGGAACCTGCCATTAGGGATTATGCTATATTGATGGGTAGTTCTATGACAGGTGTAAAAGGAGTTGTTTCGGCTACTAGAGGGAGTGGCATAGCTGAAATGGGAATGACTCCGGCAGAGTACTTTACTAAATATGCTCAGTTGCATCGTGCTGGGGGTGGAAATGTTAATGAGAACATGTTAGGTATTATGGCTGGGGAGAAGGCACGTGGAGTTTCTCTTGCAGGGGTACTTGGAGTAGAACGTTATGATAAAGGCACGGCAACAAATATTGAACGTTATTTTGAACGGTATCTTAGGGATACTGGACAAAAAATAGATGTATTAAGTGAATCTATTGGTTTGTTTACCACAGAGGCTTCACGAATGATTCGTACTACAGGTCGTGTAGATTCAGAAGTTATCACAGCATCTATAGCAGCTATTAGTAAAGGCTTTGGTTTGAAAGGAGAACCTTTACAGAATATTTATGCAGCTATGAATCAGGGATTTCAACAATCTTCTAATCCACAGATTCAAGCAATGCAATTTAGTGCAATGGAAAGAGCAATGCCAGGAGCATCATTATGGCAGATGCAAATGGCTATGACAAATCCATTAGAAAATCCAAAATATGTAAAAAATATGTTGGATATGTTGCGAAAGACTTCAGCTGGAGGACGTGAAGGGTATGCTCGTAACATAGCAAATGTTTTAGGAATAGATCCTATTATGGCAGATAAATTATCTAGAGGTGAATATTCACCGGAGACGTTTGCTAAAGAGGCTGCTATTTTTAAGAAGACTGGTACAGGAGGTTATACTGGAGCTGCAGAAGCTGTTACTGGAGCAACAGAAGTAGCAGGAGCTGCATTGAAAGGAGAAGCTCAAAGGTTGGGATTTAATTCTGCTGAGGCTTTTGCTGATGAACTTAAAAAATTACTAGGTGGATTGACCGATACATATAAAATGACTGGTGATATCATGCAAAGAAACAATGAGTTTGCAGAACAACAACTTGAATTAGCTAGAACAAGTACATTACTTTTAGGAAAAATAGTACATGACATGGAATTTGGAGTAATAACAAATGGTAGCGGTCTTTTAGTACGTCAACCATAGTAAAGATTTATCATGGATTTCTATTACGTACCAATTAATTATGATACAACACTTGAGGAGTTGGTCTCTGATCCATTATCTGAATTTGGCAGTTATAAGAATAATATTCCGTTATTAATTAATGGATTTAAGAATGATGGGAAATCTAATTTTGATCGTATCATTGAAAATTACTCAACAGATGATCTTACTTCAGAAGCTATAAAGATAACAACTAAGCAATTGACACTGATTCGGGCTAACACGTCATTGATGCTACCAAAAGGGGAACTATCAATGAATCTTTTAGCATTGACCGGTAAGAATCTGTTCATTAGAGATATTAAATCATTCAACACTTTTTATGGTACATATCTGAATCTGCTTCAACTGGACGGTTTTACCCCTGCTTTTAAAACCACCACCAACGATAACCAGGTTGATATTCGTAACTATTCTATATCTGTTTGGGTATGGTCACGGGTATATAGTCAAAATGGTACTTTATTACTTGATATTACTAAGTATGTGGAGCATTGCTCAATCAATGTTAATGGTACACAGAATTCTTTCAGTCTTTCACTTCAGGCAATTAATGATAAACCAAATTCAGGATTGAACACACCATTTGATGTAGGGGATGAGAGTATTAATCGAGTGAATATTGACACAGCTTTGAATACTGGAAATTTATCAACACTTGAACACCCTAATACAGTAGAACAGTTACCTTTGCCATGGTTTAAACGAATCTTACAACAGAATGATATATTCTTTATTCGTTTTGAACAGTTAACACTGGAAAAGACAGAAGATCGTGTAAAGAGTAGCATGGAAGTGCCGGCATCTCAACTGCCTGGTAAGATATTTGATATGATTGGTCTGGTTGATCGGGTGAGTCATCAGTTCAATCCTATGACAACAGATATGACGGTTGAAGTATTAGGACGGGATTTAACCAAGTTATTGATAGAAGATGGTAGTTATTTTTTCCCGTTGCTGTTTACAGAGAATTCAGATATGTTGTTTTTCAATACTCAAGCAGATGATAAATGGTTTAAACGTACTTTTATAAAAAATACTTTTGATTATTTGTTTCTTTACAAGATGCAATCCGTGAGAGATTCACTTGGATTTGTAGTTAATCAGTTGACAAATCTTGGTGCTTGCAATGATACTCTGTTTCAGAGTTATGATGATAAAGGAGATGGTGGTCTTGAAGGAGCAGGACTTGGTGGGAGACGTTCACGTACACTTCAATTAACAGGGCAAAACAAGAATCAACTCGTATGGAATGTTGTAAGTGGCATCTGGCAGATTGTTGACTTGTTGGTTGATCAACAGATTGAAGATCGTCGTATTGCTAACAGTCAGATTAGTAATCCCAATGGTAATTTACAAAGTGTGATAGATTCGTTTTGTCAACGACCATTTGTAGAATTCTTTGGTGATACATATGGAGATAAATTTACTTTTATTGCTCGCACTCCACCTTATACTAAGAATGCTATATTGAGCGTGCTGAATGGAGGTTACTACATTGATGTTAATTTAAGGGATGTAGAAGATATTGATCTGGAATGGGACTCGACGTTCTACACCTGGTTTGAGATGGATCCACGAAATATGTTTCTAGGGGCATCAAGTAGTATTGCTCTGGCTTATTTACCAGTTGTGTGGTTCCCAGAGATTGCTGAAGCGTTTGGTAACAAGCAATTTAAAATTACGGATAATTACATTTCTAATCAGGCATTCACCGGTGTAGAAGGATCAGAGAATCGTGACTTGTTTAAACAAAAGGTCGTTGAGGACTTTCTGTATGCTATTGAATCTTACTGTTATTTACCTTTTACTGAAACAGGAACAATCACTCTGAAACGTGACCGCAGGATTAAAGCAAGGACATGGATTAAGGTTGGGTCACAATTCTTTTATGTAGACTCAGTTTCAAATTCGTTCACAGCTGTAGGAGAAAAGATAGATGGTAATACTTCATTAAATGTAAGTCGGGGAATGTATATTGATTACATCCGAGGTAAGATGGTTAAAGGAAATAACCTAGATAGAATTATTGATTACTGGAGCATGGTTAAGTTAGATGTCCTGCGGGAAACATTGATTCAAAAGATGCAAGTAACAGCAGCTAATACTATTAATACTGCATCGGCATTAGCTATTGCTGCTGTTAATCCTGCTGGAGGTTCTCCAATAATGGCTTCAGTGAGTAAAAATACAGTAAAAGTGTCGTTCGGTACAGATAAAGATGCATTTGATTTCTTCTTACAACGTAAATTCCTGCCATGAACTTCCCTGTACCAATATCATCCTCTCAATATTACTTAGGTATTCAATATGGGTATATTATATTACCTTCAGGAATAGATCGTGATACGTTTATACAACAGTGTTATCGTTGGGAACGTGTAAGTGTATTAGCAGAAGGAGGAGGTGGTGTTCTTCATGAATGTTATATCTCACGTGAAGCTATCAAAGATATTGAATTTCCACAAACTATTGAACAATTAGGGAGTTGTGTTTCATTTTTGACTGATATTCATAGTGCACATCCTATAATATTTGGAGTATTTTCCAAAGAGGATGAATCCCAGTTGTTGAGAGAAGGTTATTTTGAGTGGTCAAAAAAGAATGGTAATGATTCTGTGACCATTTCTGGAGATGCCAAGCGAGGAGTGTTAAACCTGTCTGTTGATGGTGGTACACTGACACAATTGAACATTACTGTGAGTAATAAAGCGAAGAATGCTGTTGTTAACTTACGTTGCCGGGGGGATATTAACTTACAGATGGATGGTGCTTTTAAAATCAATAAAGGGACAGAACCAATGGTTAAAGGTTCAGAATTGGAAACACAACTTGAAAAAAACAATGATTTGTTACAAGCTATTATAGATATACTTACTGGAACAGTAATAGATGAACCAGGATCAGGAAGCCCTAGTGCTTTACAGGCAGCTTTAAAAACAGCAATTGGTTCTAAAGCATTGGGGGTTTATTCAAATATTAAGTCATTGGAGTCATCCCTTGACTAAATTTTTAAAAAGTTTATATATTTTTATACCAAAATAAATTAGATCAGTGAGTGTAGATTTAACCATTATTAACCGTCAGGTAACACAAATGGTTCAGAACATTGGACGTTCTGTAATGAATCAAATGTACCCCAAAGACTTTGAGTACTATATGATAGCACTGGAGTTGGTGGATGGTGGTGGAGATACGATTGATTATTTTGCTTTCCCCGTGCTGCCTTCAGCTATTACCAAGTCAGAGAATAAACGTATTAATATTAAGAAGGCATTCAAAAGCACTCTGATACTTACTTCAACAGCATACACCCCACAGGATATAAGTATACGGGGAAACTTCGGACGTGGTTTCAAGATACTCATTGGGGCAAAAGAAATACTGAGTGGGTTAGGTTTTAATAGTTCAACCAAAGCTGGTATTTTTGAATTAACACAGTTAGTTAATCGTAGTCTGTTGAGTCCAACTAATCAATTTAGTCAGTTTGTTAAGACTGGTTATGGTGCTACTAAATTGTTGCAATCTATCATCCATAAATCAGACGGTAGTGATACTAATGGGCCATATCGCTTGTATTTTTACAACTTTGCACTAGGGGAAAGTTACTTGGTCGTAGTGCCTAGTAAAGCATTGACACTGGAACAGAACGACTCAAATATGAATATGATCTGGAATTATACCCTGAACCTGACTACTGTAGCACCGTTAGAATTAGTTAAGAATGCAGTAAGTATAACTTCTAATATGCAAATTTTGGAAGCTAATGCATTGCAGAGTACAGTCAACGGTACGGGTAGGGATATTGCTAGTTATGTTTCAAAAATTAGTACAAAAATCTTTCCATGAATAATATCTTCGACATATTCCAGAGTGTAACCCGGTTTGATATTCAATCATACTTCAGTGATTTTTCAACGTTTGTCCTTTCAGATTATCAGAAGATAGTGGATTACTATAACAACGGGGCAGATGTTCCAGCAGATGTTTTGAGTAGGTTACGGGATTTAAACAGTCGTATGTTACAAATCAATGATCTGTTTAATCTTTATAATGATCGTTTGAGTAATGGTACATGTGAAGTCTGGGAACTGTTAGATTATTTTGAAAGTACAAAAGTTACATTGTATACCGTTGTAAATTCTGCCCGGTGGATGCGTTCAACAAAGAATGTGCTTCAGAGCAATGTGGTTGATCGTGATTATATTTTACGCCAGGGTGAGAACTTTGAGCAACTGGCTACTGAGGTGGGTTATTCTGATCCAGCCAACGACTGGTCACGTATAGCTTTGAATAATGATATCAATGAAGAGAAATACACTTTTGATGGTGGAAATAAGTTGAAGATATCATTCGTCAATGATCTGAGCTTTGATATTAATACTGTTATAGATAGTATCAGTGGGTTGAAATTGTATGGTCTAGACCTGGATCAGGCATGGGTATTTGATTCCTCAATCAATGATCTAAAAGTATTGGGGTATAAGGATACAATCTTTCAGCAGACATCTATATTGATAGGACTGATGAAAGGCAGTGTACCGGAGTTCCCTCAGGATGGTATTGGTAAAGACCTGGTTGGAAGTAACGTCAATGCTATTCAATATCCTATTCTCCTGAGACAACAATCAGCAGTATTTGAAAAAGATGGGCGTTACAAATCCATTGCTATTAATAAATTAGAAACACAGGTAGAATCACTCATAATGGAACTCACAGTGACTACAAAATTGGATGAAGTATTGAATGAAAACTTAGTTCTGCAACAATGATTACCAAGATTTATACCATAGAAAAGTTGAAGTCCCTGATTATGGAGTTATTCTATAATAAGACTACACGAGTGACTTCAGCTAGTGATGAGAGTGTTATTAATGCTAGCTTTTTTGGAGCAGCTAAA